GGTTTGGACAAATAAAACCGCTTATTGAAAATAGCTACCTGCAATTATTTATATCGTTAAGATTAATACAATCAAAATGAATACAAATAATACTGAACAATAGTAATTAATATCACTCATAAGGTTACTCACTTTCTAGGTTGGTTGGTTGACTTTCAAAATTAAAGCTAGTTTGAGGTGTGTATTCTCGGATATTAACCGCCCTAACTGATTTAAGTCGTAAAGGTGTTGCGAGTTTTAAAGTAGGTATATTATAAGAAATATTATTAAATCTCTTTTTATACTTTAATTCAAAACTCTCAATCGGTCTTAATGTTTTATTAATAGCCGACTTTGTAAACCTACTATTGAACTCATTAAGAATAGAATAATCGGAACTATTAACCGATACCCATTTTAAATAGTCGTTAACATCTGTCTTAGAGTTACAACTATTCGACTTAACATAAATACAAAGACTATGAATAAACTCTAAGTATCTATATATAGTTTTCGCTGAAAGATTGCCCTTGAATATTCTAAACTCAAGGGTTTTTTC